TTAGAAAATAATATTCTCTTTTATTGCTTCAAGGTCTTTAATTAATATTTTTCGTTTGCGCATCTCAATGGCACCCGAATCTTTCAACTGCTGCATCATACGGTTGACACTGCTAGCTGAAGCAATGCCACAAAAATGCGCAATTTCTTCATTGGTGACCACAAAATCAATTAAAATCCCTTCAGAAGTTTCCACACCAAAGCTTTCATATAAATCATATAATTGCGTGCAAACTGCGCCAAATTTACCATTCATCAGCATTTGTTGCAATTTTTTCATCGCATAAAGCAGACGTACTCGATAATAATCCTTCACATAAAGCTGTAATTCTTCACTCTCATTAACATCTTTCCAAAACTGTACCCGGTCAATTTGATATAATTCTGCCTTTTCCGATTCAATCCGAATATTAAACGGTGAATCAATAAACTGTGAATACTCATCTTTCAACAGTGATACGATTTCTAGCCCTGTAATATAGCGTAAATTAAACTCGCGACCATCTCTAGAAATGACGGAGGTTTTAATGATTCCATCTTTTAAAATATAAACATAGCGATCCTGAATGCCTTCATACATTAAATACTTTTTCTTTTCCTTTACTACAACAGGAAAATTTCCCTTGTTTAAATACTTTTGCAATATTTGGTCATCCATCAAAAACTCCCCCACTCAATTCACTTTTTCATTCACTTTCAGAAAAACTTTCATTCTTTATTAAACTAATTATACCGCAAAACTCAACAACATTTGTATATAAAATCTAATTTAGGTATATATTTTTATATCAAACAATATCAAACCGTATCAGACTAACAATCTATACGGTTTTGTTTGTTATCGGATATATCAAATTATATCAACCATTTATCACTTTTTGCCCCTTTTTTGCCCCTAAAAAAGCCACACTCCTAATAGAGCATGGCAACTACAAATCTTTTTTATGTTTCGTGTTTATTATAGCATAAATTTTTAAAAGATGTTAAAATATTTGTGTGAAATGAGTTCTCCTTGTTATATTCTAGACATAACTTTTTTGAGAGACTCCGAAAAGCCCTATCTCTAGCTATCATATTAGAGAAGGGCTTTTTGTATACCCTAGCTGAAAAATTAACAAAAATAGAAAAAAATCAAATTATTAAATTTATAATGTTTTCAAAATAAATTATTTACAATACTTGACAGTCAAGTGTATACTTACTTTGAACTAGAAACGAATATTAGATGTAAGGAGGAGTAAATATGGCTACAATCAAAGACTTTGCAAGATACCTTATTCACAGTTATGAACTATACTCACGTTCACAATTTGACAACAATAGTGAACTAAAATTGCAAAAAATGATGTATTTAGCGCAAAGAGAGTCTTTAGCTTTGACTGGAAACCCTCTCTTTGATGAACCGTTTGAAGGATGGAGACATGGTCCTGTATTGCCTCAGCTAAGATTCTTTTTCTCTGAAGATTATGAACCGTATAGCATAGACGAAAAAAATAAGTTAACAGAAACTGAAAGATATGTTATCGATAGCGTTGTCTATCAATACGGAAAATATGAAGCCTGGAGTTTAGCCGATTTAACTCATCACGAAGAATGTTGGCTTAAAAGCAGAGAGGGTCTGTCATCAGATGAAATAGGTAATAATTTAATTACTTATGAAGACATACGAGAAGATGCCAAAAAAGTACGTCCGTACGATCATGTTTACGATATGTTTGTGGATGAATTTGAAGATTTTACTGATGAGGTACTTGTCTTATGAACAATACAAGGCTGATCGGTGAAGTTAGGGGTTCTCGCTTCCCTTACTTTAATTCTAATACACAGCAAATTGAATTTAAAAATCGACCTGTTTTAATAATAAATTGTGAGAAAGAATACGGTCCATGCGACTTAACTGTTCTGCCTATTTCTACAATCCCGAGAAAACAAAATATCGATTCAACATATGATGTTCCTATTGAGGTAACTACCTATAATAAGTTGTCTTTAAATAGAAATTGCTTTTGTAGGACAAGTAAAGTTTCAACTGTCCACAGTAGAGAGTTAACAGCTTCAACAATGGGAAATATAAAAATAGAGTACCCAAAGCTGTATAACGAAATCATTACAAAATTTAAATTATTTACAGATGAAATATAGCCCTAGCGAAAAACTAGGGCTTTTCTATTTAAATACCTAATTTTTTGGCAATCTTGTCAACCTTATCAGATAACGATTGCAAGTCGACAACAGGTTGTTGTAATCTAATCCACCATGGTGCTTTGTTATCCCAGGTATATTCTGGAATTTCTTTTCCATTATTTTTACGATAAACTTCCTTCAAAATATTAATTACATCAGGATGACTAATGTATTCATAAGTTACTCCATTGAAATAATATGCATCCTTTCCATTGCCTTTTTTATTTGGAATCCAATAAATTGCGTACATAGTTACTGTACCTCCTTGATTTGTATTTTGATTATTAATATTTTGAGCAACCCCTTGCTCGATATCCTTTTTAAATTGCTGCTTGCTAATACCCCACTTAGCTAAATAGGGATATGGATCTACGTGGTCACTGCCATTATTAGGTTGGTGACGCGTGCAATAAGCGTGCGTTTTGATGCCGGCTAAATCCCCACTGTCTAATGTGGTAGGAATACCACCTTCCGTCGCTAACCGACGCAGTAAATCAACATAGATAGGATAGTCAATCATAAATTCTTCTTTCGTCTTGTGCGACTCTATAAGTTCAACGGCGGCATACGTTTCTGCATTCCATCCGCCACCGACGTCCCAAGCTCCACGGTTAGTTGGTGCGGTCTGAATAATACGGCCGTTACCTACCACGTGAGTGTAAAAGCCGCTATTAAGGTTCTTGCGCTGCATGTAGTCAGCCTCGTTCTGCGCGGTACTATTAGGATTTGCTGTTGAATGTGCGTGCACTTGTCTATACGGTGCATATCCCACTTGAGGTGTATCTGTCCTCATTTTTAACCATCTCCTTTTTTAGGTTGTTCATAACCTAGCGCTTGCGTACTGTCGGCAACGCCTGTCGTGGTAGGGTCGACCACCACGCCTAAAATAGTCAACACCACAAACACAGCGTTGATAATATCGGCTAGTTGCTGATTAAGCACGCCAAAATCAAACTTATAGCCAAAAGGAACAGCTATAGCTTGCACAAGCAGCAATACTGCCGGAACAACGCTCAGCCAAAACATTTTATTTTTTACACGTACTTTCCAATTGATTTTCATCGTCTACATCTCCTTATCGATTTTTTTCTCAATTCGTCGGATATCGTCCGACAAAGCCCTAACTTGCTCAGTCAAGGCAATCAATACTTTGTTCTGCTCGTCATGATTATCCAAGCGCTTTGTAGCCCTTTCTAGTTGCGTTTTAAAAAATCCAGTTTGCTGCTCTAGCATCGTAATGCGATTTTCTTGCCTGGTCGTCTGTGCTTTGAGAAAACTGTAAACTGCCAACACTGGACCAATAACGCTAAGTAACCATTCGATTAACGGATTGTCCATTTCATCACCACCACTAAAAAAATCTATACTTCGCTATCCGATTCCACGTTATCCGCTTTTAACTTTTCGATTTCCGATTTCAGATTCTCAATCTCTCTGTCCTTATCATTAATCGTAGCTACTAGCTGTAATCGCTCTAATTCGAGCTGTCCTAATCGTTCTTGCACTAATTGATTTAACATTAGCTAATACCTCCAGTTAATTCTTTGACAAATTCCTCTTTAGCCTTATCGAACCATTGGTTAGGCGTTAATTCATTCAAATTATAGCCACTTTCGTTATTCAAAGGCACGTTCGCCGCTAAACTGATAAAGCCGATATTCGCATTCATAAATACTGTAGCATTCGTGATTTGTCCTTCTTCTACTTGTAAATTGACATTTGTTACATTTGTCGTAATCATAATAAATTACTTCCTTTCGTATTGTAGATTATGTTTTCTAAAAGATTAACTTTGTTACTTAATTTTTGAACCGCCCCAATCAAGACTGGAATCAATCCACTATCTTTGATTTGATAGTAGTCGCCAACCTTAAACACTGCATTAGGTAGGATTTGCTCAACTTCTTGCGCTATCAGACCAAAATCTTCGTGTTTACCATCAGATCGCCAATTAAACTGTCTTACAGCTAGCTGATTGATTTTATCTAGCGAATCTAATATAGAAGGTTTGATATTATTTTTTAAGCGTTGGTCGGACTGCCAAACGGTAATTCCCCACGCCTTATTAGCTCTATTTCGTATTTCCATATACGACCCAGATTCATTTGGCTTGGCTACAACCATTTGTTTTATACCTGTATTATTATCCATGCTAGTTTGTGGTATATAGTTAGAATTAACAACTAACTGTTCTTGATTTTTCGTATAGATTTCTAATCTGCCTTGTGTACTTTCAATAAAAGACTTTCCGTCTTCGTTGGCTATTATTCTCAGGTAGTAAGGAGTTGCGTCATCACGGTGAATAGTATTAGCTACAAAATCAAGATACGCTTTTCTGCCAACTAAATTCATGCCTGAGTTTAGGTTCGTACCTACATTAGTATCTTCTGGTTCGATTTTAAAACCTTCAGCATGGAACGTTATTTTTCTTTTAGCAAATACACCGTTATTATTTTTCATTTCGTTGATGAATCCGTTGTATGTTAATTTCGTCGACCCTGCATACTGACCAGAATCATATATCGTCATATCAACGGATTGTGCTCCATAGTGTCCAACAGCATTATTTTGGGTTGAAATAAACCATCCATCCGTCAGTTTTGTTGTACCATTAGGCCCAGTTGATTTGATAATAGTTCCGTCAATTGTCCCACCTCTAATATAGTCTCCGCTAATCTCAGTCGATTTAATTTTGTTGGTAATAATACTGTTAGCCGCCAATTTGTTAATAAACGCGTCGTCCATTTTAGTGGAGCCATTTAACCTGATTAATTTAGCGTTAATTTCGGCTGTGGAAGTATTGGCGTTTAGGTTAAGCGACGCCAATATATCGCCAGCGCTATTTAAAGCTGTTATGGCATATTTGCCAGCCAGCTGATTGACCTTAGTTGTGAGTCCTGTACTGCTGTCGTACACGGTTGACGAAATTCGGTCAGCTAATTGCTTGACTTCTGTGTATTGGGTTAGGGTAGCCATGTCCTCAGGAGCTGGGGACCATGCCGTAGGTGTATTACCTTCTTCGAGCATCATATCATATACACAAATTTCCATACCTGACTCGACAAACCAAATATACGGTATAAAAAACGCATCTACCGTTGTATCAAATTCGATTGTGACTTTTGTCCATTTGTTTGCTATTAGACTACTCACGTTATATTTATTATTAATATCCGTATGAATGTTTGTTCCATTGACAACTTGATGATGACCAATACTATTAAAAGCAAATCTGTAATCTACGTTCGTTTTTATCCAATAGCTAAAGATATAATGTTTACCTTTTGATAGATTATAGTATCCGTAATTATTTGCAATTCTAATTCCGTGAGAATTACCACTTACTCCATCATTTATTTTAATCTTGTAATATTTTAATGAGCCTTCCGTTACCACTCCGACTGTAACATCTTGTTTTTCAAAATATCTCATATTACTTTCGCTAACTTCTGAGTGTAGTAGTAAGTTTCGCCCACCAACTTGCAAGTTATCTAGCTTACTTTTCGTATCTTTTACATACGTTTCAATCCCTAAACCATCAATCGTTAGTTTCCTATCCAAAGTAGTTTTGTCATAGTAGTTACCCAAACGTGTATTAATATCGCTTGTGTACTGCGCTGTTATTCCGCTGACCGCTGTAGACAGCTTACTGTCTACTGTGGTCTTAGCGTAGTAGTTGTTAGCGATATTGCTATTGATACCGTCAATCTGTGACTGTTGGTCTTCAGGGGCAGGACTCCACGCTGTAGGAGTATTGCCTTCTTCCATTTTGATATTTTTAAAATGATATTCTGCACCAACAGAACTATCCATTTCAGTAATATATATAACTTGGTCGTTTATTTCCATTGGATTAGTGGTTGTTAAAATAAATGACACTTTTGTAAATTCATTTGCCACTAAATATGCGGTTGCAACGTTTGAGATAGCCCCTGAGCCGCCGCCGTTACGCAAACTAAAATTTAAATATTTTCCACCAGTAGACATTATTTCCATAGTCATGACATACTGTGTGTTTGGCTTTAGCTTATTCAACATGATGCCTTGTATATTAATAACAGACCATCCACTTTGTGCCACGTTATCACGTTTTAATTTTGTGACTATAACCCCATTATCTTTATAATATGTTCTTTCATACCCTCCAGTTTGCATTGACCACGACATATACATTTTGTCGGTATTAGTATTTCTGATTAGGTTAGTTCCACCAACCTGTAAGTTATCCAACCTGCTACCAACTTCCGTAACTCCACTTGCAACTTGGTCAATACGACTACTCGTTTGCTCTATCCTAGTCGACTGACTGCTTACCGTCTTAGTTAATGCAGCCACATCAGCAATCGCCTTATCAGCATTAGATTTCGCTGTATTCGCTGTGCTGACTGCGCTATTCGCACTCGCTACGGCATTAGTCGCATTTTGGCTTGCACTGTTTGCTACATTACTTGCGTCTGAGGCCTTGTCTAGTGCGCTATTAGCTGTACTGCTTGCGTTAGTGGCGCTCGTGGCCGCACTTTGTGCCTTATTATAAGCGTTCCCTGCTAGCTTTTGGGCTTCAGTCGTATTTGTCTGTATAGTTTCAATACTAGACACCTGTTGACTAAATTTCTTTGCGGTTTCTTCTTTAAAGCTGTTATATTCGCCTTGTAGAGAGGTTAAGTCAGATTTAACTGCGTATTTTTCTGACATTTCCTGTTTCACGCTTGCCACTGAGTCAGTTATTGTCTTATTTAACGTTAACTGTGTCTCAGATAAATTCGTCTTGGTGGCATAATTTTGAGTGAGCGTAGTCTTGACGGTCTCAATTTTACTAGCTAAATCAGTTTCAGCGCTCGCTAAATCAGACCTTACATTATTCACATTCGTATTTAACTTACTAATTTCTGAGTTTGTAAGGCCAATTAATCTATTTGCTTCTGCGGCATCTGCCTTAGCTTTATCGGCTAACTCTTTGGCAGCGTTCGCTAGTCCGTTAACCAAGGCGGTCTGTTTACTTGCTTCGTCAGCTGTATCTTTAGCACTATTTGCTGTGTCTATAGCGCTATCTGCTTTACTATCGGCCGCATCTGCTTTATCCTTTGCTTCGTCTGCTACTTTAGCCGCGTCGTCTGGGTTGCGCTCCCATTTGTATACCTTAGGGTTTGTGCTTGCCTCTTTTGAATAGTCCACATAATAACCACGGTATTTAGGGGTTTTCGTTGTAGGTAATTCTAAGCTGAAGCCTACGCTACCATCTGCTGAGTCTGCCCATGCTAGATGCACGACTGGCGTTTTACCTGGTGTTCCGTCTTTGACATTAAAAACTGTTAACTCGTTTCGTCCACGTTCACGTCCGTCTTTTCCAGCGATTATCAAATAGGTTGCTAAATCGTCAATGCTACCGGCACGAACGATAATACTTGCGTCGTGGGAATACTCAGTACTATTTTTAAACCAGGTTAAGCTAAATTCATTCGTGACGTCTTTGGCGCCATCCATGACGCGTGCAGTTAAGGTTGTGCTGCCTTTGCCGTTCTTAAATGAATAACCATCGCTTGTCAAAATCTGAACGTCGTATACTTTATTTGCTTCAATCAACGCGTTCATCCGTGTAATTAATTCGTCAGCTATCTCATTATACACACGCACGTAGTTGGATAATTCCGTGCGATTATTGCCTTGTAGTTTATCGATTAAACTCCATTTTTGCTTGTTAACTCTAGCAGTCAACATTAAATCATCGGTCGTATACTTATCATCGATCAGCAATACTTTATCGTTCACATCTGCATCGATATAGCCATCTATGGTGTAATCAATCTGTGGCTCGCAATGTTTTTTCAATTCACCCAACATATACGCGTATAGTGCTTCTTTGGTCTCGTGTTCGGTATTATCAAACTCTCGAACGATATAGCCATCAGAAGTCTTTTTGTTGGTAATGCTGATAAATTTATCCCTTGCCTGTGGCGCGTAAATCGTACCGCCCGACGTGTAAAATAGCAGTTTCTTTTTGTCATCGTATACTTTCTTATCAAGTCCACTGATGGTTAATCCATCTTTGCCAGTACCGCGAATAGCTGAATAAAATTCGTCGATACTTGATTTAAATTTAATCAATTTTAGTTGGCTATTGCTGATTCTAAAAGGTATTCCTGTTCTGTCCTTGCCTAACTCATTCAACGCATGGACATTTAGTCTAAATTCTTTTAATGAGTAATCGTCATTTAATTCTGTTTCAAAGGCAATTTCTGCATCAAACTTCGTAGCTAGACTCAAAATACGTGCCAAAATCGTATCTTCGCCAGTCCATTCTAGCTTACGCGAGCGGTCAGAAATAGTGTTGACGTTTAAACGTATTGAACGTTCAGGATCAAACACGTTTAAATATTCTGCAAATGTCATATTCCGACTAGCTTTATAGCTTGAGCGTACTTCTCGCAACGCTTCTAAAGACAAACTGCGTGCTTCGACTTGATATTCGTATTCCGATTCTCTCGACACAGATGTAACGGTCATCCAGTAGTCTTTCTCACGAAATACAAACGCTAAACGCATTCCCACATCGACTATTTGCGTCTTACTGTAATATTTTAGGTCTAAAAAAGCCGACCCTTGAGCGTACACTTCCAAGTCGGCTGAATGATATTTAATTCCGTTTGTATTGTCTAAAAATCCGATATTATAACTGTCTGTGGAATCTCTAATTGCTATCCTTGTCAAATTTTAAACCCACCTTTCTACAATTTCCGCTGTTGCTGATTTAATTTCTCCAAAGCTAGATGTAGTTAAAATAATTTCAGTCTCGCCTGGTGGTACTAAAAAATATTTGCTACCTTTTATTTCGTCTTTCTCAGCTACCTTATTATTGACATATAACTTACCTTCTTCGCCAATAATCTTTAAATGTGTATTAGCTGGATATCTGTTAGGAACGTCCTTCCAATAGGTCGCATTTAATTTCGTGAAAGAAAAATCAGACAATCCCATTTCTGTTACTAGCCTGTCTGTGGAGTTTAGACCTGCCATTTGCCCTAGGAAAAATTGGACTTTTTTCGCTTTGAGATTTTTTAAAGCGTTTGATTGGTAGCTAAAATAACTGCCATACCAATAAAACGTGACTTTATCAGCTTCTTTTTTCAAATCAAACATATTGCTGTTTTTGGTAATGCCCTCGCCACCGTAAGGATTGTCTCTTAACCAAACAGATGTAGTGAACGGTATAGTTTTTTTAATTCCTTGACCACCAATCGTAAAACATACTTGGCCTTTGTTTCCACTTCGGTCATATTTTTCGATGATCATACCAGCAATCAATTGATTGTTTTCATCGACTACACATAAGGCCCATTCGCCAGTTTGCCCCATCAATCCAGCTTCAAATCTTGCTCTCGCCCAAATATACCAATCTGTACACGTTTCAGACAAAGGTAATTCTTGGATTGCGCCAAAATAGCCACCGTTAGCCGTGTTTGTAAATCCTTTATTAGCTAATTTTAGCCAGCCGTTTTGGATAGACATATCGGTTACATCTTTTTTGTTTTGATTTTCGTAAAAAGCTGTGCCGGCTGTCCATTGAGTAAATCCAGTATGCAATTTGACATTTTTCGTCGCTTCGACCATATCAGCTTCATCGACTTTACCAAATTGTAGGATTCCGTGTTCGGACACTAAACCGATATAGCCGGTCTCTCGTGCAATATCAATGTTGTAATTGACATACGCCCATTCGCTACCATTGTTAACGATAGTCGTTTTCCAAGAGGCGTCTGACTGTTTGGTAAATGTAAAGGGAGTGATGGTTTTAGATTTTGATACGCCGTCTAAAATTCTAAAAGTGATTGTACCTGTGGCGATGTCATCTTTTGCTACGAAATTAATATCGCCCTCTGGTATAGCCATATAGTAGCGATTAGGTTCATATCCAAATTCTAAACGTTTTGGTTCACTCACGTTTAAAATCGTATTAATAATATCCCGTTTCGCGAAAATATCGCCTTTAATATAAAATGGCAAAGTGATTTTCTTAGACCCTTTTTCTAGATCATACACCTCGCCATTAATTACTGTATAATTTCTATCGCCAGTCATTGGGATGTGTAGGCCATCAACGACTGACAAATAGTTAGATAATAATTGACCGTTAAACGTCACTCTTAATTTATTCATTTCTACACACCCCTAACTTCTTTCCAACGATTTTCATTTCTTGTTTGTATTTTCTCAATTTCTTCGTTAATTTTATTTGCATTTAGGTAAATATCTAAATCTTTATTCGCGATGACTGTCAATAAGGATATCATTTGCATAAATAATTCTGTATTGTTTCCGACTTCATCTCTGACCGCTTGTCGTACATAATCCATCAAGTCAGATAAAGGTGCGACTGCTTCCTTACCGGCTTCGCCACCTACCATAAGATTATTTCCGTTCATTCCAAATACTGTCGGTCTTGTCAAGATACCGCCTTTGGCATACCAATCAATACCGATGGATGGCAATTTTCCTTTTAACCAATCTAAAGGATTAGCGCTTCCACTCACTCGGAAATGCGGTAATGGAATATGTGGCCATGAGATTTTAAAATTAAATAGGTTTTTAATCGCATTAATTCCACTAGATACAACATTTCTAGCTGTATTAATTGCGTTTGAAATCGTCGAAGAAATGCCATTCCAAACGCTTGATGTAACTGATTTAATCGCGTTCCACACGCTAGAAACAATACTCAATACTGCATTAATAGATGTAGATACGTTTGACTTAATCGCATTCCACACTGTGGCGATGATATTCTGAATCGTGTTCCATGCTCCTTGCCAGTCACCGGTAATCATCTGCATAACCGCCTTAATAACTCCCAACACGACATTAATCGCTGTGGAAATGTAGGTAGTAATAAATGACCACACTGTTTGGACAATAGTCATAACAATGTTAAATCCTGCTTGCACGATAGGGCCAATTACTGACATAGCAATACTGATAATATTTTTAATAAAATCCCATGCGACTTGTGTAGCATTTTGAATTAACGTTTGATTTTCTTGCCACCAACTAACGACTGTTCCGAAAATCTGCATGATAAAATCGCTGACTGCTTGAATAGCTGTTTGCACGACATTTTGAATTGTTTGCCACACATTGGTAGCAACTTGCATAAATCCGCTAAAATGTTCATTTAACCAATCAACAATTGCTCCCCAGTTTTGGATAACTAGAATTACTGCTGTGACTGCCGCGATAATACCAGCGATAATTCCGACAACTGGTAATGCAGCGGCCATCAATCCAGCTAAAGTCGTTCCGGCAGCAGTCATGGCTAGCTGTATACCCATGATTATCGGCATTAACATTCCCATCGCTGCTGTTACTAATCCGACAACTACAATTACTTGCTTAACTGGCCCAGGTAAATTATTAAATGCATTAGCCACTACTTGCAATACATCGCTGACTGTTTGTAGCATCGGTGCCAATACTTCGGCGATGACTCCACCGAAATCTGCCATGACGAATGATAGGTTATTTTGAGCAACTGTGAATTGGTCGATAGGGTCTAAAGTATTTTCGTAGGTACTAGTTACTGCACCGGCTGAATTTTCGGCAGCCTTCGCCATCTCGTCAAAATTCAACGCGCCACGTTTTATCGCGTCAACCATCCGAGGTGCTGCTTTACTGCCAAAAATATCACTAGCCAGTGTTAATTGCTCGGTTTCGTTTTTGGAATTTTTGATTTTATCAACTGTTTCTTGCAATCCTTGGCTAAGCGTCTTTCCGTCTTTTGCGTAATTGACCGCGGCTTTTGATAAGCTACTCAAGGCGGCGGAGGAGTCCACACCGGCTTTTTCAAAATTACCAATTAAAGTCGTGCCTTCTTCAAAAGACAACCCTAACGCTTTGACTTGTGGCGCTCCATCAGTTACTTTTTTTAGTAAATCTGATGTTGATTGACCAGTAGCTTGAGCGACAACTGTTACTGTATCTAATACGTTGGCAAATTGGCTATTTTCTAAACTATAAGCAGATAATGCTTGTTTAGCGCCAATCACACTACTTGTGATATCTTGTCCGTTGATTTCTGCGAATTGTATCGCTTGCTTGGACGCATTTTCTAATTCTTGACCTTGAAATCCTAACTGTGTGTTAACTTCACCAATCGCTTCACCGACTTTTGGTAATTCAACCGCCATGCTACTACCGATATTCTTATAGATTTCTTCAAATCCTGACATCGTTTCGCCAGACGCACCAGTTTTCGTGATGATTGTATCTAATCCTTCGTCAACTACGCTAAACGCTTCTAATGCATTTTGACCAAATTCAATGACTTTCTGTCCGGCATCTGCAAAACCTTGCGATACATCAGCCATGACATCTGCTGACATAACTTTGGACATCTTTTCCACACTGTCGGATGCATCGTTGATAGCCGGTTTTAATTCATTTAAATCATTTTTAACGTTATCAATCGAATTTCCGTCATCAACGCTATCTAATACACGTTTAAATTCTGATACATCCGTCTTGCCTTCGGTAAATTCACGACCGATTTTATTAATCGCCACTTCTAACTGATCGGCATTCGCATAGCCGCCTTTGATAGCTTGAGTTAATTTATTTCCTAAGATATCAGCGTAGTCATCTACTGATGTCTTACTTGCTTCAAAAAATGTTTCTAATCGTTTTGTATTCTGACCTAGTGCATTCTGACTGCTTTCTAAATTTTTCAGTTGCGACTCATAACTGCGTAATGACTGCTCTGTGCTAGCTACTTCGCGTTGAAAATTACGATACTGTTCTTCGCCGATTTTTCCGCTTTGAAATTGCTGCTCGACTTGTTCTTGTGCACGTTTCAACGCATTGAGTTTTGTTTTCGTGTTTTCGACTTGCTCAGATAGTAATTTTTGCTTTTGAGCCACTAATTCCGCGTTACCTGGGTCAAATTTTAATAACTTATTAACATCTTTTAACTCTTTATTTAATTTAACCGACTTGTCGTTAACTGATTTCAAGGCCTTATCAAGACCTTGCGTATTACCGTCAATTTCAATCGTAATCCCTTTTACTCTATCTGCCACATTCTCACCTCCTAAAACGCGTCAAAATCTGCTTGTGTTGCTTTTCGACTACCTGTATTTTCTGACTCTGTGTTTAAATCTATCCATTCTTGGACATAATCAAGACATTGCGCTATCGTCATGTTTTCCATATCTGATAGATTAATGCCTATTTTATTCATCATGATATAAAATTGTTCGTCTGTTAGCGGTTCGTCGCTGCCGCTGACATTGTCTACTTTTTTTTAGTGCCACCAATAGATGATACAAGTAATTCCATGACATCTGTAGTCACTTCTTCTAAATCAAATTCGCCAAATTTCGCAAACCATTCTAAAGGTGGCTCGATATTTTTATCTGCGCCTTTAGCCAGTACCCACACGAAATTGTAAAAGATGTCTAAATCGACATTACGAATTTGATTGTAAGACATTTTACTAATATCTGTTCCGTTTTGAAATGCTTTAGATAATAGCATTAAATCTGTTAAAAAACTTGTTTTAAATTGATTTTTATAAAGTAAAGGTGTGGCAGCGGTTGATTTTAACCGCACATCCACACCTCCGATATTAATGATTTTTTCCATCAGTTATCGACTCCTATAATGTTGGTGTAGGGAAGTACACATTTTTAAACCAGTCAGCATATTTAGCCGCTTGGTCACTAGTTGTTTTTGATTTCACGTATTTCTTTTCGTCTTTAGATAACTGTTTAGCGATGATGTTTAATTCTGCACCGCTGATATCTTTACCAGTTTTAGATGCGATAGTCACACGACTAGCCGAGCAATAATACAATACATGACGCGTTTTTGTTTTATCCCCATCAAATTGGAATAATAAGGCGAATGGACTAAATTTCGCATCAGCGTATTCAATCATTGTACCGTCTGCTGAATTTTCTTCTTCACCTAAAATTTCCTTGTAGAATGATAAAGGCACATTTGCAATGGTTAACTTACCGCTGTAACCTTGGTTTTCTTCTTCTTGGAAATAATTCGCATCGTTATCTGCTGCGAATTCAACCGTATTTGACTGTGGTTCCAATGATAACTCAACCGCGCCAGGTAATCTAACTGGTGTTGCAAAAGTAGGCGCTCCGCCATCACCAAATGTTAATTTAGCGTAATAGGCATTTTCTAAACCATAAACGACTTTATTTTCTTTTGTAGTAGCCATCTATTTGTCCTCCTAAATTGTAAAACTAAAGCTAGCCATATACATTCTTTCTTCAGAGATGTAGTCATAGCTAGCTTCGTATTCATATTCTTTTAAAATTTCTTTTAATTGATTTTCTAAATCAATGTCTCGTCGTTCTGTGTATAATTCGACGATCATATTATGTGTGTCAAAGTAGTTTTTGTTGTCAGCTTTAAAATTGTTTTCATCTTCCTCGAAATAAATGATAAACGGTAGCGGTGTATTTTCGCCTTCTGGGAAAGCATAATAGGCAATCGGCCGGTTTAATGTTTCTAGTTGTTGTCTTAAATATTGTAGTTTAGTCATTATTGCCCGATTCTCCTTTTGATGTTTTCGTGCATAATATTTCCGTATTTTTCTTCTGCTTGTTTAATGTGTGGTTTAGCACCTACACGTCCACCATCTCGACTAGCATGGCCATGTTCAAGTAAATGTGTCACACGATAAGTAGGTTTTCCGTTATATACTGTCCTTGACCTGCCGTTTTTCCTGACTTTCCAATTCTTTGCATATCTTCCACTACGTTTCGGACTAGTCGCTTTCAATTCATTCTTTAAATCTTGAGCACCCTTATCTAATTCTTCTTGTACGATTTCTTCAACTTCATAACTAAATTCATAAAGTGCTTTTAAAATCGTTTCGTGTAGATTTTCCCCTTTAGGCATCTTACCGCCCCACTCTCTGTGTTAGGTATAGCTCTATTTCCTCGTTGTTTCGCTTGTACGTACGTGTAACCGAATAGGTCGTATTATCTATCTCAATTAACTTCTGGCCGTCATACTCAAAAGGATGGACGATAATCGCACGAGACAATTCTATATTGTTTTGACCGGCTGTGTAATATTCATTGCGTGTAATCGGTAATTCGCGAGCGAGTAGTGCATTTTTTGCATAAGTCGGAATCTTATTGCCAATCTTGTCGCGTGTAAATCCATTTTCAGTTAGTAAAATAACTTCAACATCAAACAATTTAAACACCACCTAGCCGATATTTCACGATTAAATTTTTTAGCCGATATTCTAAGTTTCGTGGTATCGTTCCTCCACCTAGATTTTGATAGCGAAATACCGTCATATCTACCACGTACATAACGATTTCATTGTTACCAAAATCAAATGGGACGCCTTTCACTTCTTCTAATTCGTCAACCACACTATCGATGATACGAAATAGTAATTCATCCCTAACGTTCGTTCGATATCCTAAAACAGCTTTCACTAAATTTAAAATATCATTCCTTTGTTGCTGTTCCATCTTCTTTCACATCCTTTTTCTTTTTGGATGCTTTAATTTCTTTAATAAACGCACGACGATAATCGTTATTTCCTGTTAGTAAGTCGATGCGTTCTTTATCTGCTGTTTCATAGGTGTCACCGACCGAATAAGTTAATCCAGTCGGCACATCCACAAACGCTTCAATGACTTTAAATTTTTTCATTTAAAATCCACTCCTTAGACTGATGGCGCGTCGGTATAAATAATGTAGAAACCTGCGTCAGTATCTACTTTTTGAACATCAAAACGAACGACACCACTTAATAATTGGCCGTAGATTTGATTTTCCGTCCAACGTAAAGTTGTTTGTGCACGGTCAAAATAAGCAACCGCTGCATCTAAGTCACCGACAAAACCAACCATATCGTCGGCATTTATTCCGATGACATCATCATCTAACACAACTACCTCTTTACCTAACAACACCTTGCCAGACGCAGCAGTAATGCTGTCTTGTAATAAGTAGCGACCATTTTTGTCTTTTAACTTATCTAAAGCTGCATAAAGACTAGAAGAAATATATAATTTTACATTGTAGACTTTTTTGATGTCTTTATTAATCAAATCTTTCAACCCGTCTACACCGGTTACTTCTTTAGCTGTTAAACCTTTAACAACAGTTGCAATCGCTTTGTTAGTTGTATTTAACGTTTGGTCATTGATTGCTTCTGCGACTAAACCAGTTACATCATAATCTGCATCATCAATTACTTCTTGAGATACTGGGATGTATCCGCGGTAAGTATCGATATCATAAGCGATTTCATCAAATGTCGGTTTAGCTAATTCTGGATTTTCAGCTAATTCAGCTACTGTGTTCATCACGCCTTCTGAACGTTTGATAATTGGCATTTTACCTGATTTTGAATTAACTTTAACTGTGCGCACATATTGTTTTAAATCCACTTGGTCAATTGGTTTTTTGTACGCTTGTAAAATTTCTTCTGGGATTAACACTTCACCATCAGTCGTTTTAAATCCAGTAACTGCACGCTCTTGGCGATGTACGTAGCCGTTAATAGCTTTCTTCGCACGTTCTTGGTAAGTCATTTCTTCGTCATTTTTGATTTTTTCACGTTTTGGCATTTGTTTTGCTCCTCTCTCTGCTTCATCACTTTCTTCTTGTGGCTGTTCGTCTTCTTCGATTGCAGCTAATTCATCTTCTAATTTTTGTTTTTCTTCTTCCAACGCTTTAATTTCAGCATTGACTTCATCAAGTTGCTTCGTTAATTCGTCGGCTGATTCTTCCACATCTTTCATTTCATCGTCTGTAGATACTTCATCAACTGCACGTTCTAACTGTTCCGCTTGTTCAGTCAACTCACTACGTTTAGCTAGATACTCTTCTAGCTTTTCTTTGCAACGATTAATTTTCTTCGTTAGTAAAATCTGCTTTAACATTGTTCAATCTCTCCTTTAATTTTCGTTTTCTAAAATTCAAAACATCCTTGCTACGTGCCGATACATTTGTATCTTCGTAAGCCGGAAAAGTCACGACGGACACTTCAAATAGCTTAATTCCAGTAATGGTGGAGCGGTAGCCTTCCGCTGTATCTTCCCACTCTTCTTCGGTAATTTGAAAACCAAAGCTACATTGGTCAACATCACCACGTTTCACTCGCTCGTATAGATTAACTGCGTCCTGATCATTAGGATTGACTTTAATTTCGCCATATAATCCCTTGTCATCCACACGCAAGGTCAATGTGTTTGATTTGGTTCTACCTAACACTAATCCGTCATCGTGGTTAATTAATGCTCGAATATCCGTTAAGTCGATGTTCTCAAACGCTTTTGGCGATACCTGTTCGAAATAGCCGTCGCATAATTCAGTCCATGAATTAAATACGACAAAATAGCCACCAATAATCATTTGGTCATTTTCTGCTTCGCGTGTTTGCAATCCACTAAGTGACCGTACTTGATATGTTTTCATCTTTCTCACCTCCTTTAATCAGCTTACTTTGGTTACCGATGTCCGATTGCTTGATGTAGTTTTCTAATACAATTAATTCTTGCATTTCTTCATCTGGCGGTAAGTTTAACCATCCACGAATTTCATTTCGACGCGCGGTATTCGTTTGGATTAATTGTGTACCGGCTTGAACTAACTCAGTAATCGAATAATTATATAAACTGCGTGGATTAAAGGCGAAATACATGGTTTCGTCACTGACTAAAGTAGTTAATGTTTGTTGAATGGCAATCGCAATATCCATGATTTTTGTGTTAATAAATGAGTTGTATTCTTCTTTTTTGTAATCTCCAACGCCTAATAAAAAAGGCGGTACACCTAACAAGCTAGCTACCGTCTTTTTATCGATATTCACACTGTCATTAATCGCAATATCATTCAAGGTTAATGGTTTAGTCTGTGTCACATTCACAAGACCTTGTGGGATAATCCACGGTTGACCCGATTTACTTCGTTTGAGATATTGTGTTTCAAATTTCATACGACCTTCTTCTGTGGCTAGGTCATCGGCATCAGAATCCACACTCACGATTAAAGTTGGTTGATATTCCGAACGCATAAAATTTCGCTTCGTTTGATAACTTTGATTTAAGTTATCAGCTAAAGTCTTAAGTGATACTTGATAGCCATCTCCTAAATATGGATAGTTTACACGATTGTTAATTCGAAAATGTAGTAATGTGCTAGGGTCATACTTATTTCCATCGATATTAATCATGTAGTCATCTTGCCCACAATCGAATGTCACACGATTTGGTTGTATTGGTTGCAAACTAACCACACGACCACCCATAGTCACTGGCTTGACTATGCAATTGCCGTTTCCTTCAAGGAGGAGCGTTCGGACTATCCAATAAATAAATGATTTTCGTGTCATGTATTGATTCGGTCGGATATCAACTAATCTTGATAATGGATTATTCACACGCGTATCCCCTAACTCGCCATTCTGCATTAAGTGAATACTCATATTAGATACAAGATTCGCAATACGGTCAACTGCACTTCTGATTTCTGGATTGTCGGATAACTTCGTGTAGCCGTCATCAATTAATTCTTGTAACTGACTAGGCATCACGACAACAGTAGATGGATTTTCTGACCGTTTCTTAAAATTAAAAAATGGTAGTTTCAATTTGTTTCTCACCTCCTTTTCTATAAATCCCATGCTTCTTTCTTCGCTTTCTTCTCGCCTGACTTCAGCATTCCGACGCAAGCAAATACACTCGCGTCAAATAAATCGATACGTTGGTTAGGCATGACTTTTTCGAATTGAATCATGTCGTCTGTCTTTTCAATTGCCTTAACATTTCCCACACAATACTCATATGCACGATTATGCACGTAGTAAAATTCAGCATTGCGCATTTTAAATTCAATACGTCTAAATCCCTCCGACTTGACGACGAATAACTGTGGCGCATCTTCCATCTTGAATTTTGCTTTTTTCATCATTAGGAAAAATTCACGGCCGAATTTTTTATCAAAATGTACCGACTTGATTTTAAATCCTTTACTTCTCATCTCGATAAACCATTTAACCACATCGTCATATAGCACGGTATCTGTATTTGATAATGTGGCCCATCCTTCTTCTTCCCACTCGAATAATGGAATATCATCTTCTTGTGCTTTTTCTAACGCATGGATACGTGGAAAGAATGCGTGTGGGATAACGATATCAATTGACTTTCCTTGTTTATCGGTATAATTTCCGTACAGACAAGCAGCGGTCAAGTCGTGCATTTTGGATAAGTCCGCTCCGCCGTACCAGGTAATCGGTAATTTAGCTAAATTACTTAAATCGTAATCGTATTGACTATCTGAGTATTTAAACATATCAATATCAAAATACGCATCTAATGAATTCGTAAATACATTGAGCGACTTATTCTTAAATTCATTCTTTAATTGCGATTCATTTTTCGCTTGCTGTGCTTCGGATATCAAATCATCTAATGTAACTGTGACTCCTAATGATGGTGTGACGGATTCCAATAATTCTGCGTCATCGATATCAGTCGGCTGTTTGGTAATCGGATTTAGGATATTTCCTTTTTTATCCGTTTCGGCACAACACAAATAAATAAAGTAATGGTCATAGGTTTTATCTTTGATTTGACCATTCAATACTTTCTTTAGCGTTTCCACACGTTGAGCAAGAAAACCATTCGGAATACCTCCGGCCGTTGAAATTCCCATCAGCAATTTATTTCGATATGCTTTTTGTGAATTTTTCATCAGCACATATTTCTTCGCACCTGCACGTTTCCACGAATGGATTTCATCTAAGATTAATGCGTTCGCGTTCAATGAGTCTAATTTATCTTCGTTATTGGCAATCGCAAAAACTTCAAACGTGCCATCTGGAAAATCTGCTTTAATGGAATGCTCTTGGTTATTATCACGAATACGTAACTTGTCTAAATCATCTTTGACTCGTTCGGCGTTATAAACCATAAACGAAAAACTTTCTTGTGTTTGCTTTAAACTATTAGCCACAATATAAGTCTTACTTCCTGATTTTCTGTCTAGGATATTCTTCGCCCACGTTAAGGCGGCAGTGAACGCTGTTTTCCCTTGCTTACGTGGTAGGAAAATGAGCGCTTCGTTAAATCTACGAATGTTTGTGTCGCGAATGAAAAAACCAAATAGATTGACGATAACGAAAATCTGCCAATCTTGTAACTTGACTGCTGTGTCTTTGTAAGGTTTACCATCTCTATCTTCCCCCTGTGCGTGTACCATCGTTTTTTCAATGATATTAATCACAAAATCCGCTTGTTTCGCTCGATATTCCCATCGTTCATCTTCTAAGTCGTCTAAAAATCTTTGAGCCGCTTGAATCTGTTCTTTGTTCGCTAATTTCTGACCGCTGATTAATCGATTAGCAAAATCTTTCGCTCGTTCTAAATTAGTCATCGGCATCATCTGCTAATAAGTTAGCAAATACACTTTTCTTTGGTGGTGGTTCAATTTTTGCGACTTCTTTGGCTGTCTTAGGATTTAGCATTAACCTATCTGATAAGGTAATTACATCTTTTCGAAGTACGTTTAGTTGTTCAAGTAATGGATTTTTTTTAATGCCACCATTATCGGTAGTTATGTATGTCTGATATCCGCTATCTTGCCATTGCTTGTTTAGTAAAAGGAATTGATGCAAAGTGGTAGCATACAATTTCAAAATGCGATTGTAGCTAGAATCATAAGTATTTTTATTTTTCATAATCATACGCGTCTGATCTAAAATCGTCTTTTCGTTGAGTACATCTTTTGCCACGTTTCATCAACTCCTTTCAAGAAATTACTTTCGAAAATTTTAGCGCACTTGGAAAAGGGGGAACTCGCTCGGTTCTTTTTGTTATTTAAAAATATTTTTTGAGGTGGGGGGCTTGCTTGTTTTGCCAGTATATCGCTAATTCTGTCGCTTCATCATTCGTTCGATTGTGCATCTTGTTATGGCAATCGTTACATAATGATATGAGATTGTCATTGACTAACCACATCTTAGGATACTCTTTTAAAAAGTAAACGTGATGCACTGTGCTAGCCAGTGTATGTTTTCCGTAGCGTCTGCAGTTACGACACTCATAATCATCACGTCTTAATATTGCATCTCGCTTGCGTGTCCAACGCTTATCTCTGTATGGATTACTCATCGTGAAATACCTGCATGACAATGCCGATGATCATTAACGTTGCAGCGATAACTGTAAGCAACCCAAAGAAGCCACCAATTAATTTTAGTAATAGCATAATGTCTACACTCCTTTGACAAGCGGAGTAGGAATTGAACCTACATCGACGCGTTTTGGAGACCGTTGTTCTACCGCTAAACTATGCAAGCAAAAAACACCCCGGCACCGTCCATTATGCCGAGGATAACAAGAAAAAATTTTTTAAATGACACTACTACCCGTGCATAGTAGGCAATATATACACGATACACGGTCGCTTGCCAACCCTGTTTCCGCAGAGCTGGACTTTAGCGTATTTCAAAAACAGCGCTTAGAGGGACCTTCCTTCAATCTGTTTTCGAATGTTTGTCTAAATCAGAAGCTGCTCACGTGAAAGATTAACGAAGGAAGATTTCCTCCCTTCAAGTTTTATTTGTGTGAATAGCAAGCCTGCCTCTCATTTTTGACAATACCAATTTAACACGTTTTGATTTGTGTTAACTTTGGCATTTTATATTAAAACATTAGCAAAATGCCTGATTTTATTAGCAAATCACCAATATTTCAACCGGTACTAAATACAATTAATTCAAGAGCATATGCAAAATATGCGATAGCTTCATTACTTTCAGTACTCACAAGATATTCGCTGATATGATTTCTTTCAGCGACCATAAAAATCGAATATCCATAAACAAAACGATCCATAAATATCTTTTTCCTACGCATTGCAATGTCAGGCTTAAAAGGGTGTTGTATGGCTGAGTAGCCTTTAATAAACAATTTATGAAGATGTAAAAATTCTTCCATTGCTTCTTCTTTGCCTATTAATATGTTCTCTGCTTCAAAACTATTATTAGCTGTAGATGGAGGAACAAGCGAATAAGAAGCTGTCAATTTTGGCTCTCTTGGTTGACCAACACGCTCTCTAGCTGACAGATATGCTGTTAGAAAAACTCCGACATTTGCTTTTGTTTTTACTAAGTCAACATCATTAAGATCAGGTGTACTATATTTTTTAACGTCAAATAACATTGGCTAAATTCCTCCACTATGCTAAAATTGTATTGGTAATTATTTAACTAGTCGGAGGAATCCGGCTTTTGTTTTATAATTCGTAATCCTGCACTATTTTATCTCCACTAGATATGCTCTGATATAGATATAACCGTGTTCTGTTTCTAAACTGCCAATCGCTGAATCTAATGTATAATATTTTTTTAACATCTTAATTTCTTCTTTAATTATTTCATCTTCGTCCTCGCTTGCAAAAAGCATTATTTTCACTTTAGATTTATCAAAATTTAATTCATGCTTCTCCGTGCGTTCTATCGTAAACATCACGATATTTGCAATCAGTAACACAGCAGTCAATACGATTAAAATGATTGTTAGTGTGTTCATGGTCAAAACTCCTTTACCATTTCGTATGTTTTTTCAAAAATATCAGGCTTACACGGATAGCATTCGCCTGCCACGCCACAAATGATATAATCATCCATGCTAACAGTCATACAACCTTCTAACGTATCAATCATAAATTCTGTTTTTCCATTATTACCCGTGCACTCTACTGAATATCTAGCTCCGTTATTTTCTAAAAATTGCACACATTCGCCTAGCGTATAAGGTGTATATTGAACAACTTCCACTTCTACTGGTATTTTTCGATAAGTTTTTACACTCATAATCAAATCGCCTCCGCCTGTTTGATAAGCTGTATTATTTCTTCGGGCGTTTCCACTACTTCGAATGCGCTGCTAATTGTACTCATAAATAGATATGTCGTATCATCTAATCGACTAAAATTCTCGATTTTGTCTGCGTTGAAGTATCTTTCTTTGTAAGTGTTGCGTGTGTTCGTGTCTTGCGTTTTCACATTGCGCGTTCGCATTCGTTTAACTTCTGTCAACTTAATCAATCTCATTATCGTCCACCTCGATTAACGTATACTTCCCTTCCATGTCTTCAAGAAACTCACGCACTGGCTTGATAGATTGCATTTCTTTTTTGGTAAAGTGCGTTCTGCACCTTTCAAAGTCGAATTTACTGTCTATCACTACATAAGATTGCAGTTCAGAATAATTTAAATATGCAAAGTCTTCGTGCAATCCTTGTATATTCACTTTAACCAAATACTTTTTAGGTTTAGGTGGTATCAACTCGACTTCGGCATTTAAAAAATTATCATTAATTTTAAAATAATTACCTAATTCTCTGCTGTATTCAGTATTACTATAAAATGATTTATACTTTCCGTTAAACGTGTATGTATATAACGTATTAACAGGGTCGTGTATTTTTAATGTCGTTTGGTCTTTGATTTCGCCATTTGCTAATTTAATCAGTACATCAATCATCTTCATCAGTCATCCACCTCCTCTTTGATTCCGTGTTGTTCGATAAATTTTAGAAACTTATCGTTATCTATTTCTTCTTGTGCAAATTTTGTTTTATAACCAACGTATTCATTTTTACCTGCTATTTCGTAAGAAGCGTACTTATTCAGATTGATATAACTTAATTTATCATCTCCATCTAACCTCAAATAGTATTTCTTAGGTTTTGGCGGTATCAGTTCAACTTCAAGATTTAGAAAATCTTTATCTAAGAAAAAATGATCTTCTATTCTGTCGTCGACTTCGTTTTTGAACCCTCGATAAGGATTGTAATATTCATATCTGTACAATTCGTCATACTCATCAACGATTTTTAAAATGCTACCATCTTTAATCTCACCATTAGCTAACTTTATCAACACCTCAATCATTTTCATCACTCAACAACTCCTAACTTTCTCGCTCGATATAAAAACCAAACTAATGTATTTCTAGTCACTCTGAATTTACCGGCTATAAATTCCAATTTCACATTCCGTTTCTGCATTTCCACAATTTCGTTTAAGTATGGATATAGCTCGTGACTCATCAACCTATCTAATGGCGTTTCTATTTTTAAATTACTTAAGCGATTATCCCTTTTGTCGCCATTGATGTTTATGATTGTTTCGTTTTTCTTTCTGTCACCAATAAACGTGTCGTATACAAGTTGTTTAATTAAAACCGGTACGCCTAAAATGGATATTATAGGATTTCCGATATGGTTGTATGAAATACGACTATAACGTTTAGTTGTATAGGTTACTTCAAATTGACTTTCGCTGACTTTCTCTATTATTCTAAAGATCCGCCCATTATTACTAACTAAGATATTTGAATACTCTGGATGGCGCTTGTAAATATGGTGATGACGTCTTAATAATCCATCCTCGCATTTTCTCAATGTAATTTCTTTTAATCCATCTTGTGCGTATTCCGACGCTCCAACTGCTTCACGAATAAAATTTCTTTCGCTTTCCGTGCATAGATCTATCGCAATTCCCCAGTTTTTCTCACATTTGCTATTCAGAAGATTGACCGCTTTTATATACTCAGCTGTTGGCATCTTTCAACACCCTTTCTAACTTGCAAACTTGTACATACATTCTTAAAATCTTGTGGTCAGCAATTTCTTTTAGCGTGAATTCCGTTCTAAATAATTCAGTGTTTACCCCATCATAAACAGTCACTTCTCCTGTCTGAATATCCAAGTTTAGATAGCATTCATTTCCCGAAATGCCCGATAATTTCATTTTATACTTGCAATCATCTGCTTGTGTTTTTAATTTCATCATAAATAGCCAATCTTTTATGCTCATAAAATTACAACTCCTTAAATTTTACAATGTTTATGTTAGTTTTCATCATCATTCGAATTATCGTTATTTTTATCTTCGTCTATAAATTCAAATTTTCGACCATTTTTAACCCAAGCATCAGCTACTGGCAGATAATACTGTCTAACTTCATCAAGCTGTGTGACTAACTCTGAGTCGCTCAATCCATAGTCTGATGCTATGCTGCTAAAATCCTCTCCTTGCTTTAATCTATCTAGCACGTCTTTAGAATTGATGACATTTATGTGCTCAATTACTGGACATTCTGCGATAAATTCGTCAACTGTCGAGCGTTGGACTTTTCGCATTTCCTTTCGCATTTTTGAAGTTCCTAAAAGGTTAAGCTGTTCGTTTCGCTCGATTTCAACGCTGCCATCTTGTAGCAGCTTCCAACTAACAATTGGATGTCCTTCTTCGTCAATTTCAACCTGGTAGCTGTA